GGACAGGGGGAACATAAGATATGAAATCTGATAAGAAAATCCATGATACCCATAAAAACAGGATATCCAGAGTGGCCCGCTCACGCATTGAGCCGTCAGAAAATGTAAAGGCTCCGAATCCAAGAACAATATACGCCTGATGAAACCTGAGTTCCTGATAAGCTGTCAATTCATCAAAATAATGGGAGCCGCTAATCTCTACAAACACGAATCCCAAAACGCACAAAAAGAATATTATTCTATGGCCATTCATGACCTTAACTCTTTTTTGGTTTCTTGGGTTTTTTTGCCAGACTTCGTGAACGACGTGATTTCGCAGGAGCCTTTGATTTTTTCGTATTGTTGCTAATTCGACCCATGACAATCCCTTTTATAAAATTGCACAATTTAGCAAAAATACACCATAGGTCACTAGACTGACAAGGGGATAATCGCATATAATTTATTATTGTTTTGGGAATCTATCTTTGATTGCTTTAACGTGATCCGTCCATGTCGTTGTGCTGTTTAATTTATCTTTATACATCATGTCCAATTGATCGCCGATAGAAGCATATCCTTCTGTTCCCGTAACCCTGTCGAGGCGGTATTGATTGTCTAAAATGTTTTTCTCAATACGCTGGATTTCAGAATTCATTTCGTCTTCTGACGGGGTCTCAAATTCCGAATGTTTTACAAGTGTATCCAGGTCATCATCTGATAATGTGAATTGTGCACCAGAACGGAGATTTAACAACGCTTCAGTAATTAATGGGTGTTTCATGGCGCTAACTCCAAAAGTGTAATTGACGAACTACTGCGTGAAACACCGATAATATCGGTATCATTTGCGCTCCTGTTTATAAAACTTGCGGTCCCTGAATTTGTTGTGTTAAAGAAAATCTCATAATCTAAACTTGATACACTGGCTGGATTGTCAATAAATTGACCGGCAAAATTAGCTATATCTAAACCATCTGTGAGTATCAATTGTCCCAACGATGGAGTTCTATTACTTGGAGAAGTTGGCGTCGGGTAAATTCTGGTGTCATTGCGTCTTATATCCAACTGCATATAATTACTAGCTCCATGAGACCCAGCAAAGTTCCATAAAACCAGTATGGTATTGGATGTTGATTTGGGTGTTATTGTTGCAATTACACCAGTGGCAACCATACTGGTTGATGTTGTAGATAATGTAGTATTTAAAACACCCGTAATAATTTGAACTATCTTTTGCGTTACGGCGGAACCGTCTTTTTTGATTATACTGACATCAAATTGCGTTGTTGTATCAGCGTAAACCTGAAGGATGTCACCTGCCTCTGTGGTGAAATTAGCCCCCCCTGGAAGAGCCAGATTTGTGCTATTCGTCAAAGTCACCGCAGCATCAAAAATCAATGTTCTTTTAGCGCCAACATTAGGAGCGGTGCCAAAAGACGTTATACCTGTCGTTCCGGTGATATGAATGGTATTCCCGCTCTGATCCCAAATATCAGTAGTCGCCGCCGCCACAACTGGCGTACCCTCATAAAACGTAACCGTCTTGGCATTCTGGTTAACCCATTCAAACACGTCGTCTGTTGAATTGTAAGCAACAATAACGATTTGATTCGCTTCAAAATCATTCGGCAAAATGGCCTTATCATGATTTTTAACAACTGACCTTGCCCCGACACTATCAATATTCAAAGTTACAGCCGCCGTGTTGGTCTGGGCTACTTTGAAGATAAACTGTTGCTGATCTACATATGAAGTTATTCCCGTGACACCGGTTGCAGTTATGGTATCTGCGCCACTAACATTTTCCAATCCCTCAATACCGGCACTTGCAGATTCCCCGTTATCTAATTCTTGGTAGATCTGAACATTGTTAAGGTCTTCAACACGCATTGAATAGCGTCCATCGAGCCAAACTTTATTAGTTGACCGGCCGAGAGCATCCAGTGTCTGCGGATTGGCGATAGCGATAGTTAATGCACGATCTGAAAATATACTGATAGGGTTTAAGACAGGATCCGCGTTTTGAATACCGAAGAAAAGGAACCCACCGACAAGAGGAGCCCCTGAACTGTCTACAAACTGGGTATTTTCGTCTAAAACGGCACTCATTTCAGAACCTTTCTATTAATTCGTAACTGACAACCCAAAAAATAAAGGCGTAAACTGCGATTTGGGGATTGAAAATAGCTCCAAAACATACGGCCCCTAATGTCATTGATAACAATCTATTCCCCACTTGTCACCGCCAGTGGCCCTGCAAGGGTACGTATAAGAGTCGGGTCGATTGTTTTTCCTGGGATTATTTCTGGACGCGCTCCACCGATCAGAGCCCTTACGATATTTGCGGCCCTTAATGTTCTCTTCTCTGCCCCTTTTGAGGCGGCAAATCCAGCCACAGGAGCCAGTACAGCACCGGCAGGTCCCCCAAGGGCTGCGCCTGTTCCAACACCTATAGAGCCCCCTAAAAACCCGCTCTGTTGCCCGCTTCCGAAGCTAAGACGCCCTATTTTCTTCAGTGTATTGGCTGTAAAGTCACCATCAACAACCTTTTGCATGGCGTCTTTTTCCTGTTTGCTGAAATTTCTGGTCTTTCGAGGATCGTTCAATATCTTTCTGAATTCAATTCTCAATCCATTTTCAAGACCACTGGCAGCATTTCCAGCCTTATTAATAGCAGTTTCAACGGTTTCGGCTTTTCTGGCCTTGATATAAAGATTCCTGGCTTTAATCCATTCCTCAGTACCAGGAAGATTCTCTACAAAGTCGTCAAAGTTATTGCGTAAAACACGGGCGATGCGCGCTTCATCTGGTTCTGCACTTTGTGTGGCAATACCGATTGTGCGCCGCACATTGTGAAGATCACGGGCGCTCATTTCAGAGCCTATTTTTTTGGTCAAAGCATTAAAAACGGCGGTTAATTTCGGATGCAATACGGAGTCTGCGCCTTCTTCCAGAATATCCCGTTCGGCACCGGCAAGGAACCCTACAAAATCGTCCGCTTTTAAAGATGCACCTGACTGCCTTGCTGCTGTAAACTTTTTTCCGCTAGCTTTTGTTAAATCAAGAGCAGTTGGCGCGTCTGCGATTTGTTGCGCTGATAGCTTTCCCGCTTTTGTCGCAGTCCGTAATGCCTTTACGCCGCGTGCGGCTGGCCCGGTCATTTCAAAACCTGCTTCGATAACTTCACGTTCGGTTATGGGAACACCACGCAAAGCCTGGCCCGGCAATATAATAGCGCGAGCAACATCGAGGGCGATTTGTGGAACAGCAAATTCAAGATCACCTTCCGCTGTTCTGCCCAATGGGAGAATCGTACCGCGTTCAACAATGCGCGGATCAAGGTCGAGGATTTCATTAGCGTCTATTGTCGCTGCTGATAATTCGTCCTGCTGCTCTTCTCCGAGTAAAGAATCTGACCGGACCTGCGCTGCCTGATTGGCCTCTTGAATTGTTGGGAACACTGGAACTTGTCTACCGGTTTCAGGATCAACACCATTGTTTTGATTTATTATGGTTGCTGCCTGATCTTCAGATACAATCTGACCATTGAAAATAGATGGAACCACCATAAAACCACCCCCGGGCGCAGGGATAGTTACCGTTAATTCCGTTGATAGGCCACCCTGATTATTGGTTAATATTCTTCTTCCTTCAGGGGTACGTCGTCCTGTATCGCCAGTTATTGATATTGCCGGCTCATCCAAGATAAATCCCGGAGGCAACCCCTGTGGCTGGTCAAGAACGAAACCTGGGGGGAGTTCTGTTAAAACGTCTGCCATACGCCGCCCCTCATTATCAGTTTTTCACCTGTTTGCGGGTTTGTCGCTATCGATCCTTCTGGTATGGATTGAACCACTTCTTCGGTGATTGCCTCTACTGCTGTTTCCGGTTCGGCCAAACTGAAATCAAGTGCCCTCCTGATTTCATCTGCCGTATCTGTATCCCCGGATTTTTCAGCCGCCCTAATGGCTCGGTCTGCCGCTCTTTCTGCAATCCGTTTTGTTTGTGTCAATAACCGCCGGTTACCAGCTACAGATTTACCGAAAGCCGCCTCGATACGGGCCAATCTTGCCCCCTCACGTTCCGTAAATGCTGCACCGAAGGTCGAGCGCAATTGACTCAACACGGTTTTACCAAGGTTGGAAGATAGTTCCGCCTCATCAGCGCTTTCAATACCAAACAGTTGTTTCGCTCTCAATGCCGCAGCATCAAAGCCGCCTGTTTTAACAGCGTCCAGAAGCTCAATAGACCTATTAAGAATAGGCACAGTATCAGCAGCATCAAGACCACGATTAATGATGCCCTGTTGACGTGTTTCGGTTGCTCTCCCTCGTGCCTTTTCAGTGGCAATAGGAGCCGCGGTTTCGCGTTCAACCTCACGCCGTGCACCGGCAACCCCACCAGCTTCCCCGATCCGTCTTTGTGTTAGTTCCAGTCCGGTTTCACCAATGCGTGATACAGGTTCCCCACCAAGCGGGATTATTATATTCTCAAGCTCTCCGGTGGCTTTGTTTAAAACCGGAACTGAACGGGCAGACGTGCCATCAGGAAGGCGAACAATAACTCCGGTCCCTTTTGTAAATTCTCCCTGTCTCGGTGCTTTAAGAAGTGTGCCCAAATCCTGCCCGGCGATCTGCATACGCTGAAGCTCAAGATCAAGTTCCGGTTCAGAAAGGTTCTGTAGTTCAATGAACCGTTCCATATTTTCACCGCGCAACGATGCCGCCTCTGCAACTGAAACGATGGCCCGTTGTTTAGATGCAAAATCAGTCTGCTTGCTGATAAATAGGGCGTTTTTCGCGCTTCTCTCCGCATTATCTTTGAAATTCTTGCGCTCTTGCAGGTTTCCGCTGGCAATGACATCAAGAGCAGCCTTACCTATCTTCGGATCCAATGCATTAAGCCGTAACAATGCGTTCTGTTTTCTGTTTCTTTTCGCCCCCGCGTCGGTACCCGGCATGACCTCGTCTAGATCACGCTGTATTTCCTGTGGGTTTTGCTGCCCGGTCAAGATCCTGATCTGTTCCTGAATGGCGGCCGATTTCTCTTCCTGCGCGCTTAGATCTTCGCGGCGTTGTCGTTGCTGAACAATGAAATCCCCTATACCGCGCAACTGTGGCCCGACGTTAGCTGCCAGGGTGCTTCCTTGGATATTAGCAAGGGTAACCATCAGGCCGCTTCCAGTTCATCAAGCAATCCAGGATAATCAATAACCTGAAGGCCGCAGAATTCCTCTACGTAATCCGGGTATTTTTCTTTCACTTCATCTGCCATGAAGCCGACCGTCATGCATTTCTCAATGAGAGTGCCCTTCGCACCTTCAATCCATTCCCATTGGAACACGGTTAAATCCCCTAGTGTGGCAATCTTTTCAATATTCGTTTTAAGTCTTGGGTCAGAAAATCCACCAATATCACCAGCCTTTAACCCAAGTTGACCAAGGGAAAACAGATTGCCCACTCCAGATGCGCGCGCCTGGGCATCTGTGAGAATTCCTGATGCACGGTTCTGACCTTGGCTGATAAGTGTATTAGCAATTGCCCCTGATGCTTGGCCGCCGATTCCGCCAAGACCTAACGCTGCATTCTGGCCTGATGTCGCAAGATTTGTTCCCCGTCCGGTTAGCAGATTTTCAAGCATAAGCCCTATATCAGTGGGTACCCTTGCGGCTTCCTGCAATGCAGTCCCTGAACGGGTCAAACCTCCGGCCGCAAGCTGTCCCTGTACACCGCGCTGGCGTTCTTCAACAAGGCTTCCGAAAATATCAGTATCGAAGATTTGACGAAGGCGCTCGTCAAGTCCACCAGCCGTAGTGCCCTGAGTGACTCCAGGCAGAGCCCCGGTTCCGGCCTCGATGAACGGCGATACGTTTTGCTGGGTTACTTCAAACTGTCGTTTTAGTTCGGCAATTGCTTCCTTAAAGAAAGGATCCGCAGCGCCGGCTGCTTGTTCACCTTCACCGCCAGTCCCCAAGAATGAATCTATAATGCCACCCATGTCACACCGCCTCACAATTTACAGAACGTTCTAACTTATAACACCGATTCTGTTCGTTTGAAAAAATAAAATTAAATCCAACTAAATTTGCCAGCATCATGACAGGTTTCTTATCAAACGGGATTGCCGCGTAAATAACAGATGAATCAGTGTTCTTCCAAATCCAGTTAAAGGCATTGCGCGCGCTTTGTGCCGCCTTACGTCCTCGACATTCTGGAGAAAGGGTAACATGTACCTCTAACCCGTCATCAATTGGATAAAAACCCCATGCGCCCAAGTCCTTGCCGTCCTCAGTCTCGATCAGATAATGACCGCCGATATTAATCGGGCCATCGAATACATTTTTGATGCGCCTGAAATCTTTGGACTTCTCAATCATGACACGATAGCACGATCAGTGATTCTCCGCCACACCAGACCATCACTAAATGCCGGAACCGCTCCGCCTGTTTCATCAGAAACGAATATCAACCCTGGAAACGTTGTTACCGCGGGAAGAGTGGCGACAGTATAAGAAGATAACGTAACCTGATCCCCCAAAAGATTTGCGTTCAGAAGATCTTGTATTTCATCAAGAAAGAATTGGAATATCTCTGTAGCCTGTCCCTCTTTGATAAGGGCGGTATTCCAGTCGGGTTTCGAATTCAGTTCAGTCATCTGAAATTCACCACCAAATGATTAGCGGAAAAGACAACATCCTCAGTCGTATATATGCGTATGCCCATGAACCCGTCGTACATCCCCATGCCACCGGGAAAATTCCATATCAAATGCTTCTGGTATTGCCCAACATTTCCCAAGTCCCTGTAAAAAGGCTCGCCGTAGGTTACATTATCGCGTGACATGAATAGAGCGACGGTTCCGACTGCACTATTGAATCCCTGGCTTATACCCAGTTCAACACTTTGTGCTGTAAAGAAGTCATCATTTTCATCTTCGAATCCGGTATCGATAATGCGTGTTATCTGCTCCCCATAATCTGTGTTGACCTTTTCAAATTTCCCTATCTTGTCGGAAAACGCGGTAAAATACTCGCCATCAAACTGGGTAATGAACCCTCCACCCCAAGGTTTCGAAACACCATCAAACACTGTATCCAGAATAAACCAGTTACCACCAAAGAAGCCGAAAGAATCACGCGCTAATTTAAACGTGGCGATGTCATAACCGCGCCATTTCAACCGACCACCAATAGCAGCGGCTAACTCATCTTGATCATATGTGCTTAGAATTAAATCGATCGCCTCATTGGAAATCTTTGGCGCGGCTCCCTGGTCAATCGCGTATATGCCGAAATCCTGATCCTTCTCACGGCCAATAAACAGGAAGGTGTTTGTGTACTCTATCAAGCCACCTATGTAGCCGTTAATGACGCGAGCCCCGGATACACGGGTAAACGGGTTAGGTGACGCCCCAGTGTCCCGAAATAGCTCAAAACTGTCCGTTCCTCCGATATACAGAGTGTTTTTGAAGTTGAACACGCTGTTGTTAAGATCCGGCAACTCTTCAGCATCAAAAAAACTTAATGGTTGAACAGTCCCCGCGGCCCCAACATCTGAGAAAAATGCAGGATCCCCATCAAAGGGAATGTAAACAAAGCGCCCGTTGATAAAAGCAACGTCTGTACTCGGGACAAAATTAGCATTGCCGGAGATATCAACAAGGGTATCTGATTTATCCAGGGTATAGATGGCACCGGTGGTGGACTTAACAACAATGACCGCCTCGTTAAACCCCACATCTGTTTCAACAACAGCGTTCCCGGCTATTGTGCCGATTGTGCTGAATGCTCCGGTAGTGGTGTTGGTTATCTTTATCAGATTTTGACTGACGACCTGATAGAGTGCGCCATTCCAGACAAATTGTCCGCGAGCCACGAAACCAGTTGTATTCAATCCGGTAATTCCGGGCCTTGAGATTATCTTGCCTTCAAGGTTGTTGAAACAGTTCTGCAATGACCTGCGTGTTCGCGGAACATCTTCAACACCGAGGAAACCAGCCGGGAATTCAACTCGTGGCATGGAATAGTTATCCTAGTTATCTATCTTTGAGCCCCTGGGGAAGAACGCCCGCTGTCTAAATCCGCGTTGATTGCCCTGCCCGACTGGAAGCGTTGATGAAACAACTTTATCAGGAATTGTTAACCTTTGATACAAAGCTTTGATTTTGTTGAAATCACGATTGGCAGATCTGGTCAATGAAGGAGATACGATCTGTTTGCCATTATCAAAGGCTGGCGCGATAAACAGAGAGAGATTAGAGATTATCCCATTTCTTGAATCAATCGGCTCATTAAGTTCATCGCCTGGAGCTTCAAGCGGTGTATATCCAAGCTCGATATTATCCGATAACCACATCTCAAGCATGGAGTTCAAATTCTCCATACCTAACACGATGCTGTCAGGAGTTGCCGGGGCAACGACAGAGTTAGCACCTATCAATTGCAAGGCACGTTCTATGATCACCGTTCCAGTAGACATTATTTTGTCTCTTTATTGACTTTTGGTTTTGGTCCGGGGAATTTCTTTGGTTCGTCTCCGGGGTGGTCTGTCCAGCCTTCCCGATAATACGAATTAACATCGGTCTCAGAAACCTTTTCAGACCTATCGCCTTTATACATAAACTGCATTGTATCTGCTCCTGTTAGAGGGAAAATAGAGGGTATCGAGTATGGCTCGACACCCCCATATTTCAGATTAAGTCCCGATCAAGTTCCCGCACATTTCAGGGATAAGAACATTCGCGGCCATCCACATGGTCAGCCGATAT